GCTACTCCAGAATGAACTCTAATATCATCTGTTAGTAATAGGATTTTTTTCCTATTTTCTTTTTTAATATAACCTTCTTTCATTTTTAATAACTGTTTTTAATATTACTAGTCTAGATCTAATTTTACTTGTGAATTAATTTGTTTTCTAAAATCTTCATTTGTTAAATATAAGTATAAAGAACGATCAGCTAGTTTTTGGAAACTAAATTTACGTTTTACACATTCAATTTTAAAATTTTCAAATAAATCACTTTTTACTTTAACACTAGTTAGTGTCATTTCTTTTGAATTTGTCATAATTTTTATTTTATTATATTTGTCTATACATATATGCAGATCTATAAAATTACACACAATATCCACAAGTACATGG